ATCCCGGCACCGAGGCAGAGTGTCGATTGCCCAGTGGCATACGCCTGTGCGCCCGACGGAGAGGTAATTTTCCCGTCCTATGTTTCCGATCCGCAGCGTGCGCCATGGATTTTCTGGAGGTGCTTCTTGACCGCGCAGGAGCTTGAGAAAAAAGTCACCAACGAGGGATGGGACGAGGACTGGGTGGAGAATGCGATTCAAAACCTGAGAGGTAACGACTCGATGTATTACGACGGCGAGAAGATGAAGCGCGCGTCCCTGCTGCCCATCGTGGACGAGCAGGAGCTTGTCATGGTGGTGTATGCATACCAACGTCTCATCGACGAAGAGGACGGCAGCGAGGGCATCTACTGCACCGTTTTTCACCCCGACACAGATGGCTATGCCAAGCATGAGCTTCTCAATGGCATGGACGACTACCCGTTTGTCGTCACCCGGTTGGCGAACGATCAGAAGCGCATGTATGAGACGCTATCGTTCGCAGACATCCTGCGAGGCCCGCAGATGCAGATCAAGACCGAGCGCGACTCACGCATCGACCGGGCATCGTTGGCGACACTGCCGCCGATCATGCACCCAGCCGGGCGACCACCAAGCGACTGGGGGCCGGGTCGCCGTGTGCCATACCGTCGCCTCGGCGAGATCGCATTCGGCCCGGTGCCGCAAATGGATCAAGGGTCGATGGAGATCGAGATGGCGATGAAGATTCAAGCTGATCGTGCTGTTGGTCTCGATCTCGACAACCCGCTGGCAACGATCAAACAGCAATTCTACATAAATAAATTTCTCGACCATGTTCGCGATGTCCTGACGATGGCATTCAAACTCTATCAGCGTGTCGGACCGGACGAGGTGTTTTTCCAAGTCACCGGAAATCCAAACGGCCAGATCATGTCGAAGGGATCGCCCGACGACAATTTCTCCATCGTGGTATCATTTGATACCCAGTCGTCGGATCCTGAGGTTGCTGAGACGCAACTGCGGAACATGGTGAGTCTGCTGCAATTTGACCGCAATGGTCGATTAGACACCGACAAGCTCCTTGAATTCTCGGCTCAGGCAATCAACCCAATGTTTGCCGACTATGTGCTCCAGCCTGCCGAGGAGGCACAGCAGAAGGTTATGAAGGAGGTCACCGACGACATCGCGAAGATCTACGCAGGCATCGAGGTGCCTGCCCGGCCAAACGGTGCGCAGATCGCGATGCAGATGCTTCAAGCATATGTGCAGCAGCCCGACGTCGCACAGCGAGCATCGTCCGACGAAGCATTCGGCCAGCGCCTTCAGAAGTATGCCGAGCAATACCAGTTCCAGATGCAGCAGATGCAGAACGCGCAGATCGGCAAGATCGGCACTGCCCCGGCTGAGATGGGAGGAATGCAAACCCAAGGGATGCAACAATAACCATATTTATGGAAAAGAAGTTCAAGAAGGTCGTCACCAATCCAGACACTGGCCGGAAGAAGACAGTCAGATTTGGGCAGAAGGGTGCAACAATCTCGCCCGGCACTGCCAAGGGTGACAGCTACTGCGCTCGATCTGCGAAGATCAAGGGTGACTGGAAATCTGATCCTAACAGCCCAAACAATCTCTCACGCAAGAAGTGGAAGTGCAGTGGCAGCAAATCAAGAGCGTAACGCATATGAGAAAACCAACAACAAAAGCAGGAAAGCAAGCCAAGGTCGCAAAGGTCATGGGTGAGTATAAATCCGGCACACTTCATTCCGGGCGCAATCCGAAAGGCCCAGCGAAAGCTCCAACGGTGCAAAACCGAAAGCAGGCAGTTGCAATCGCAATGTCTCAAGCAGGAATTAAGAAGCGCAAATAATCTATATGATAACCGAGATACCAAAACCAACATTACTTCAGTCAGTCGAAGCATTATCTGACAGAGACGAATTCAAAGTTATTATCTCTTTTATTAGAGACGAACGTGAACGATTCTTTGCTGACCTTCGCCAAGCAGTGGACTCGAATGAGGTGATGAAAATCACAGGCAGCATCTCCACACTGTCAGAGATGCTGGAAATGCTGACATCAACTCCTGAGTGATGCGCAGTGTGCTTGGGGATTTATTGACACCTTACGTTCATCCTGCGATAGAAGCGACACGCTAACGCCTAGCGAAAATGGTGATTTTATGAATAAGCAATCCGATGCCACCGCTGGGGCAGATACACCAGTGATAGATAACATGTCGTTTGAGCAACTTGTTGCCCAGCGAATTGGTATGCATACCGAATCAGAAGATGATTCCGGCGATGAAGACCTCGAGGAGAACGAAGACGGCTTGATCGATGACGATCAAGAACCGGAAGCGGAAACCGAAGAGGAAGAAGAGCAGGAAGAAGAGGCTGAGGAGGAAAGCGAAGAAATTGACTTGCTCAATCTCACGACAGAGCAAATCCAAGAATTGGCTAAGAAGGGCAAGAGTCGTCTGCTGCACCGAGTCGGTGAGTTGACTGCTCAGAAGAAAGCCCTCGAGGAGCAATTGAAAAGTCAGTTGGAGGCCCAACCACAAGTTGAAGCTATACCCTCAGAGCAGAATCCGTTTTCTAACATTGATACGGTCGATGCCCTACAGGTGCAGGTCAAGGAGATGGAGAAGGTAGCCAAGGACACCGATCATATCTTGGACGAGCATGAGGACTACGGTCTTGATGACATCATTGTCATTGGCGACCGGGAATTCACGAAGCGTGAGATCAAGAAGGCCAACAGGAATGCCCGGGAATCACTGGCAAAGTTTATCCCAGCGCAACATGCAGAACTCGTCAAACGCGAGCAACGTGTGGCACTGGAACAACATTTGACCAATCTGATTCCACAGGAAATTCCTGAGTTTGCCAACGAGGACTCTCCTCTGGTCAAACAATTCCTCGCGATGATGGCAGACCCACTCGTCGCACAAGTGAAACTACGTGTCCCAGACCTTGCCCCGCAACTGGCAGACCTCTTGGCACACGCAGCGAAGTCGATGCAGAGAACTGCTAAGGTAGCAACTCGCGCAAAAACAGCGGAACCATCCCGGTCAAAAGTATCTGGGACTCCGTTTGGTGTTGGCGCAGCGAAAAGCACACCGAAGTCTGCAAAGAAAGTCGCTGATCAGCTAGAGCAGAAGTTTCAAAAATCTCATTCCGAATCTGACTGGATTGCCGCAAGAGTTGCACGATTGAGTTAATTCCTACTAATACCATTATGGCTATTTCCAATACCTACCAACCAACCGCTCCCGCTGTAAAGTCGGGAACCGGATCCGCCGTTTCTAATCGCGAAGACCTCTCCACCGAGTTGTCAATCCTCGCGCCTGAGCAAACTCCTCTCCTCAGCTTGTGCTCGAAGGGCAAGGCAAACTCGACATACACTGAGTGGACTGTCGATGTCTTGGCCGCGCCGACCACTGCTGGTATCGCCGAAGGTGCAGACGTCACGAGCTTCACCAACCAATTCTCCAACCGTGGTCGCCTTGGCAACTACGTGCAGACTTTCCGCGACGACTACCTCGTCTCGAATTTGCAACAAGCGGTTTCGAGCGTTGGCCCTGCCGATTTTGCGCAGGCCGAAGTGAAGGCGATCAAGCAAGTCAAGCGCAACGTCGAGGCGACGATCTCCGGCACGCAAGACTTCACCGTCGAGAACGGTGCAGGCACTCCCTACACCATGCGTGGACTCGGTGCATGGATCAACAACGGCACCACTGCTATCCCATCCGCATACCGCACACCTGCGGATTCGATCAAGGCAGGAACTCCAACTGAGACTGAACTCAACACGATCCTCGCATCGATCTTCGCGCAGAATGGCGAAATGAATGCGCTGACACTCGTTGCAGGCACTGCTCTTCGCCGGGTGATCAGCAACTTCACGCGCTCAGATGGTGACAGTGTGGAGAATATCTACACCGTTAATCAGGATGCAACCAGCAAGACGATTACGCTTTCTGTTAGCGTATACGACTCAGATTTCGGCATGCTGAAAATCGTTAATGCCAACCCGGCCTGCACCCTCGCTGGAACTGGCTACATCATCAACCCGAAATACCTCGCATTCAACACGCTCATCCCAATGGGATCAAAGCGTCTCGAAGACCAAGGTGGTGGTCCTCGCGGTTTCGTTGAC